ATTTGGTGTGTTGCGGAAGATGGGTTGCCCGCCGAGCACTTGCCCGGCCCCGTGCCGAAGTCTCAGCACCAATAAGATACCAAGATGGTCACCCGCTTCTACGGGCGGATGAGGTTGGTGGCGACATTTAATCTGCCTGTGCTTGGACTAACCAAGATATGCCTCCTAACCCTTTTCACTGTTACTTGTAGGGCGGAGGAAGAAGGACGACAAGTGGCATACCCTACCCGTGCCGTTGAATTTTACCCCTGGGGTCTCCCCTCCCGTCAGGGAGGAGCCGAGGTTCGAGGCGACCGACAGAGCTATGAACTTTCAGATGCTCGACGTTCTTCGCCACTCCGGAGATAGGCTTGTGTGGGACCTCCGTGGAACGCCCTCGCTTGCTGAATCCTGCAAAAGACATGGCAATATGGTCTGCATGGTTAAAAATTCACTTGAGCAAGATGCCTGCCCCTTTTCTGGTTGGGGTGTAATTAAGGACATCGCCGACACGCTTCCTGCAAAGGACGGCATGTTTCGCGATCTGTTTTGCTTAATTAGGAGTTATGCACGTAAGTGCTTGCCGGCGCGAACTGTCATGTGCAGACCAGGAGCTGGTCTAGTCTACGACATCGCTGCCGAAGTCCCCAAAGGGGATTCGTTGAGCACTCAGTTGTTTAATTTTCTCTCAAAACCAAGCATAAACATGAGCGAATTCAGGCAGGGCTGTCTTGCTTATGCACGGCATGGAATTGGTCTGGCGTTAGGAGCTTTCGTCAAGATCTGGCATTCGGTGTCGATCGAGATCAAACTCCTAGGGCTGGGGTATGTTGTTTGGCGCTGCTGGTGTTTGCTGCATTCTGACTGGCACCAGCGGCGAGTTATTTTCGATGGCCAAGACGACATTGCTTTTTGTACCACATGCTCCCCAGAGTTACTTGATGAAAACGCTATGAGTCTCGGTACCGCTTACGAGAAAAGATTCCACGTACCAGCCGCTTGCAACCGGTGCAGTCGTATGTGGCGTTGGAGGGGATGGACAGCAGTCCGCATGCGCATTAGTAATGCGCAGTACCAATTCCTCGGCACTTATACTGCTTTGCGAATGCAGCGTGAACGTGATGTGCACTGTCCGGCCGTGAACCAGCTTGACGTCCCGAATGAGTACCGGTTCGCACACCGGTTCATGCAAATGCATGCTGGCACATTGGGTTACTTGGAGAAGAAGCGCAGGTTATGGTACAGCTATCACACGCGATCATATTGTCTGGCCACTCAGTGGCATGAGATTGAAGGAGGGGATGCAGCCCGACCCAGACTCCCACCGGCAAAGGCGAAAGCGTCGAAAACGGGGTCTGACTCTCGAGAGCTGCCACCGCCTAAAGGAGCTAAGACATCAGACGAGCCAGCTGCACCTCCTCCTCCAGAACCACCACAGACAACGATTGATAACGCTGCGCAGCCGCCGGGCCTGCCGCCAGGCCTAGAAGACTTCGCCCGCAAGGCGTCGCTCTCCCTGGCCACGCTGTTGCCTGAGGAGTCACCTGTGGTGTCGCGTACAACAAACGAACACGGAGGCACTTTCACAGAGGGCGGGTCTTCGAGCTCAGGTCATGCACCTCAGCCGAAGTCCGAAATCCAGAAAATGCGAGATCTGTGGCATTTCTTGTACGACAACAAACGGTGTTACCCCCAGTCGACATTGCTTTACGCGCCCTACACGCGCTGTCGTGAGCTGATAGGCAGGAAGTTCCAAGCCGTCGCAAACACAACTGAGCATTATAGGGCGTGTTCACTAGGCGTGGAGACCCGAAAAGATGACTGCACTTTCATGACACCGCCCGAAGGGACGGTCATGGCACCCGTTGCGTCTGCGACAGCGCAGGCCGTCGGGCCCTGCACGCATGCCGCCACTGTTCACAATTCGCAAGACAAAATTTCGGTGGCAGCTGCGCTTGAGGGCCGCTCAACGGTCAAGAAGTCAGTGTTTCCAGACGAAAATGGTGAATTTCCGGACCTAAGCTTCAAGAAAGGCTCCAAGGCCGCACAGCGTCTGAACAAGTTTTGGCGCAAATTCAACACAGCCTGTCTGACAGATAAAGCCATAGACAACGCATATCAGAAGCTGTTCGCCGACAAGACCTTCAAAGAAATTGCGATGAGCAAGTTTTCTCAGGAGGACATCGAGGCTATTCAGACGGAACTGCAGACGACAGTCAAGGCTGAGGAGATTAGGACGCGCAAAGCAAATGGAAAGCTCGAATCGGTACTTAAATCGGGTAAGCCCGCGCGGTTGGTAGTAGACAACACACTCCAGTTGTTGGCTGTGAACATCATTTCCAGCGGCATATTTCAGCACATCCTGTTCGACGAAGAAGATGGCATATTCTACGACATGTCCATTAAACATCGTCCGCGAGAGGAAGTGTTGGATGCATTTGCCAAGATGATGGGTGCGCCTCTCGATTGGAAAGGCACCAGCACTGACCACCGCCCTTCTGAGGGTCACGGGATCAAGTTCGACAAGACGTTGAAGCAGAAGACTGGAAAGTCGAACGGATCAACCGCACGGCTGTCCGCTGCCTTGCAACCATGCGCCTGGGAGATTGACCAGACCGGCATGGAATTGCACGAGCGGTGCAACCGCTACGGCGAGGGCTTGCTCAGCTATGTTTACAACGCCTTGATGCGCATCAATAACAGGGTCAGCCACAAAATAAACGGACAGTTTACGCATTTGCACGAAGCCAAGATAGTTTATGATGTGAAGACCGGTATGCGTATCAGGTTCAGGGTGAAGTGCCCCGACGTTCCCAAAGAGACCTGGTTCACCGCCAAATTCCCTGACATGTACTTAGATTCAGGATGGGCGCTGACCAGTGGTGTTAATTTCATCCAAGAACTTAGTGGAGTCTTTAGCAGTATAACTGAGAACCCCGAGCATTTATTCGCGGTCAACCCAGCTACAGGGAAATTCAGGTTGCAAGACGGGACATTTGATTGGATGTTCAAGTCTATACCTTTGTTTCAGTCCCTGGACGCCACTGAAGTGTCTTCCTTCTTGATTTACCTACGCGGCATTTTCGAGGGGGATGATGGTGGAGGTAAGGGTTCAAGGTGTTTGGCCGATGAGCGAAACGGTGGTCCTCAGGGCTTGATCATCAAAGAACAGGAGGATTTGGGGTACTCGGCAAAACTGAAGACCATCATTGATGGAAGGGTCGAGATAATCGGCGCCCA